CCCTTTTTCGGTAGCGATGTCGGCAATCTGCTCGACGGTACAGCCAGCCGATTCCAGGATCAGGTACGGCCCTTCCTTCGACGTCAACTGAAACGAGTGGAAGTTGTCGAAGAACCCGAAAGCCGGGTTCCCTGATTGGCTGATGCAGGTATTGCCCAACGGGCCAAACGAAGTCGGTGGGGCAAAGCCCTTCCACAAGCGTCCGGACGGCAGATACGCATTACTCAGTTCGTCGAACGTAACATTCATGGTCTCTTCCTTTCAATAGGATTTGAGGGCTTGTCCCGGCTCAGGGCGGGCATGGTCCCTTTGGAAAACACGGAGGTTTTGTTAGCGTCGAACCACCAAACGACGTCCACATTACGTGGTTTCAGTGACTGTCGTGGTGCTGTAACCCCGGAAGTTTGCCCGGCGGTTGTAACACACGACTTGCAGCGAGTCGTCCATTGTCCGCACTCGGACGTTGGACATCTCGGGATGCTGATAAGGCTTGCGCTTCCGCTGGCTTCGTCCGCTTGCGTAGTAGCAGTCGAACGAGTTCCAGTCGACGCCCAGGATGATCCCGTCAGTGCGAGCATTCAAACTGGAGGCGTTTGTCCATGCTGGCACCCACGTCATCGGAACACCACGGATGAAGACAGAACCGCTGTGTGCGGCCAGGTCGTCGCGGATGTTGTCGTTGCCAAGCTGCAACAGTTGCCTCGCCTGAGCGACACGACTGTGAGTTGTCAGCAACTCCCAACGGTGATTGCCTTCGGGCTTGATGTCCGAACGACTAACCGGAGGCTTGAACGTGCAGAGGTCCATCGAATTGATGGTCTTCTCCACGAAGTCGTCCCGCGAGATATCAGTGTACGGGAACGTGCGGTTCCGCCACTGGTCGTAAGTGACGGCAGAAATACCGCCAACACCATTGGAACCCCAGCCGAGAGGCTCGTAGCCGTCGAACCCTTCTTCCGAGTTATTCTCGGTCGTCGAGTCGTCGGTCGCGGTGATCCACCACAACAGGGACACAGGCGGGAACGGAGACTGCGTCGGACTGGATGGTCCAGCACCAAACATCAGGTCTTCCATGCCCTCGAAGAAGTCCTGCATGAGACCTTGCTCTTGCAGCTTCATGTAGTCGACGATTTGGTCGGCACCTTGCTTGAAAATCTCCTCGTCGATGTCGTAGTGGTAGTTCGTCGTGGTCAGTCCCCACTTCAACGAACCCTCTGAGAGTACGTTGATGCGGTCGCTGGTATCACGATGGTACAGGCCAACAACCTGGAAGTTGCTGTTGTTGTCAACCTTGACCTTCCACTTGCACTGTGAAGTGCTCATCTCCTTCTTGTTCGCCTTGTCGAACATCCGCGAGGCAAAGTAATACTCTTGCAAGGGAGAACTGATGTCCTGCCACTTGCCCATTGGGTACTTTTGCAGATATGACGCAACAAAGTCGTCAATTTGTTCAATGCCGAGAGCCATGGTAATGGCCTCCTATGTTTATCCCGCCTGCTGCTCCAACTCCTTGTAGAGTTGTCGCATTTCTTCCCCGACCGTCTGTGCCGGATCGGTGGGACGGGTTGCCCCTCCACCTTGCCGACCGTTCGACTGACGAGAAATACGGCGAGTATGGTTCTTGAGAAGTTTCTTGTCGAACTCGTCCGAGAACAGACTGCGGGCGGTTTTCAGCACGAGTGCCTTGTAATCGCCTGCGGGACGTCCCATTCGCTGAAGCACGGCCTGCTCAACCTCGATCTGGTTAAACAGTTCTTTCCGTCGCTCCAACTCCTTGCTCGACTCCTCACCGGTCTTGCCTAACAGTTCGGCAACACCGATGTCATCAACCGTCCGGTCGAATCGGTCCTCTGCGGCCAAGGCGGAATCACTCTGAAACCGGTCTTCGATCGCAGTCAGACGAGATTCGTAGTGGTCACGCATTCGCGTGAATTCATCCACGATATCATCGTCATAGACGTCTCGGTCCAACTGGATGTCGTAACGCCCGTCTTGAGACTTTGGCGCTTCTGTGGGTTTCCCCTCAGCTTCGGTCTTGCCGGAAGTGCCTTCGCCTTCGGACGTGAGCTTCGTTCGCTCGAAGTCCATCTGGCGATCGAACAGCTTCATGGCTCGATCGAATTCCTCGCGGCTCTGGAAGTCGGCGATATCTTCATCGCTGAATCCAAACGCGGATGCCTCGGCAACAGCTTCTTCCCGCCAGTCCGTGTCGGGTTTGGCCTTACCGGTCTTCTCACTGCCGGAGGGAGACAATGTCTCCTTTTCGTCAGCGGTGTCTCGTTCGGTGGTGACGTCGTCTTCGCCAATGATTGCGGCGTCAGACTCGAAGCCTTTCTCTGCCAGAAATGGCTTAGCTTCGGACTCTTCGCCAGCTTCGTCAGCGGCTTGGTCTGCGATGATCTGGTCGACCGCAGATTCGATGTCTTCGTGGCTACTGGTTTCGTCCAATGTAAGTGTGTCTGCCATGAGTCAGTCCCCGTATCCGGCATCAGAATCAGCGAGACCACGCATCCGCATGATCTCACGTCGTCCTCGCCGACTGGTTATTTCGAGTTGCCCGTTCTCACGGACAAGTACCCCCTGAATGTTTCGATGGTGAATTTCTTCTCTCATCTCGCCGACTTGGTTCTTCATCACACCCAACCCATCCGACAAGAGCGGATCGTGGCCCCGGTACGTGTTAGATGTGGCGAAACCATCCTTCAGCCAATCCTTGTTCTTCGGTCCTCGCTCGTTCCACTCTTCGATGGAAACCGCATGTCCGTTGATGAAATACTTCATTCTTCTGGCCCCAAGCCGCCCATTGCGTGAAGATCACCAGTCAAGTGATCGTAGCCGTGTGGGATAAATAGCGTGGCTTCAAGCACGCACAGAACGTCTTCCGCGTCGGCTGCAATGTTGACCGCGTCCCGCAAGTTTCCCGCCATGACACTTCGCCACTCGCAGTAGCGGTCACCCTCGGCGAGTCGCACTCGAACATAATGAGGCGTTTTGTAACTATCGACGATCATGCCGGACTCCTTCCCATTGCTGCGGACATCTGTCCATTAACCTGTGAACCGCCACCCATGAGTGCTTGGATAGTGGCCGAGGACCGTGCCTCCGCCGTTCCTCCGGTCGGGATATTCCTCCGGATGTTCTCCCGTGACGTGTGGGACGGTCCGCCGGCGGTGTTCTCGTCGCCACCCAGCACCTCGGCGGGTGACGTGAATGTGATGAACCGCTTGAACTCGGGACGATTCTTCAGGCGTGCGATCTCGTCGACAATCGCCTCCGCGTCCATTGTCGCCCCGGATGCCTGGAACATCGGCCAAAGCGGGGCAAGCTGTTGAAGCGTCTGGAACAGTTCTTGCAGCTTCTGTTCTGGTGTCTTGAACACCATTGAGTACGGTTCCACCTTGAATTCATAGTCCTCGAATTCGCCAGAGCGAATGTCAGGTGACCAGTCAGCAGAGACCTGAATGCCGGATGAACCAACAGTCACGGAGTTGCGGATTTCAAGAGCCTGATCCTCCCACATCAATCGGCCAAGATCGAGAATGCAGTCAGAGGCGAAGTTGACGACTGCCACTCGCATGTCCGCCTCATTTCGGGAGACGGCACCGTGAATCAACTCCTCCTGTCCCACCGTCCCGGCCTGCGATCCTAGCCCACCCATCGCCACTAGGTTCCCTGCGAGGCGGTCGTATTCGTCCTGAATGAACGTCGCCAGTGCCATGTCCCGCTGGTCAACACCTCCGACTTCGATCTGCTTGATGGATGCGGGATCGCCGATGCGTACCCACGAATTCCGCTTGGCAGTGCGAATCTTCTCGGCATCATCCGAGCCGGAGGGCGGGTAAGCGTTCACAACCCGATGAGCGTCTGAATCCTGCTCCATCCTACGGTGTAGGCGATTCTGCAGGTCGTGCATCCCCTTCAGGTTGATGGCAGGCGAAGCCGGGATGACATTGTCAGGGACATCACCCAGTGAGAGAAACTTGTATGGGCCTGCCTGTGAACCAGTCCAGTCTCGCTCGATCAGTGGCTCATCGTTTCCCTCACAGCCGAATGTGGCGATGGAATTGTTCTCGGCGATCCAGACATCCTGAAGCCAGACCATGTCCTTCAACTCATCGTCCTGAACGTACCCATCACCGGTCGATACGTCTCTGGCGGCTGACTCCGTCTCCTTCGCCGTGCGACTGGTAGCGGACAGCTTCTTCTTCGCCTCCTTCGAGTAGCCGGGTTCATCCATCACCTTCTCGAAGTCTGCCCGGTAGCGATGACCACAGAATCTCATCTTGGTCAACTCACGAGCCGACATATCGAGAACCAAGTCATCGAGAGCCACGCGGTTCAGCCACGGTTCACCTGGGTCGAGCCAAACATCCTCCTCAGCTTCGAGCAGGCCGTGGAAGCGGGTGTCGGTGTCCCGCATCATCACGACGCCGCAACCGAGACAGAAGAACGCATCGAGAACGATCTGCCTGAACGTCTGATCCAGATTCATATCTGAAATCAGCGTGTTCAGGTTAATCTCGAACCGACGAGCGAACGGAAGGTTCACTTCGCGAGGAGTCGACACCAACACTTGCGGGTTATTTGCCGCTAACGCGATGGTGTAGATCCTCGCCGTCTGGTTCATCAGATTGACGAGTGTCTTGTTGCGTGCTCCGGTTTCGGAGTACCACGAACCGACGTAGTCACGAACCAGTTCCGTGCGGACACGACGAAACGGCATCATCGCTTCTCGCGATGTCTTGATCGCTTTCAGCAGGCGACCGCGTCTCTCTTTGTCCTGAAGGTCGATCATGCTTGACGCCAATGAAAAAGGGGTGCTGGCTCTCGCACCCCCTTCAGGCGTCGATGGAAAGGCATCTCAGCGGGGATCAATCCGCCTGTGCCATTGGAGCTGGCAAAAGCCAGCATCCCTAATTCACTTCTTCTCTTGGAGTAGCTGCTTGGCATGTGCCAAGTTGAGTGCTGCTTGTGAGAACTTCAAGGCTTCGTCCGGTTTCGAGTTTGCACGAATCATAGCCAGTGTGTTCTCAATCGCTTTGTCGAGACTTTCGTTCATCGGGTTCTAACTCCGAAAGGTGGTTCAGTCCATCAGCATGACATCCCGAATACTGAACTCCGGGCTGTCCGCTCGTGTGTTCGTTCGTTCCATTTGCTCACGCCACAGGAAACTCCCGTAAACAGGAGTTTGGCTGCTCTCATCGGAACTGTCAACGGCTTTTGACTGCCCCTTATCTGTATACACCAGCCATGCCACCCCCGCAGAGATGGCTCTGTCGCCGTGTGCCTTCTCGTTTCCATCGCGATTCTTGGTCGGGCGATGGACGATCTTCCCTTTTTCCCACTCGTATTCCCCGCACTCGCGAACAAGGTCTTCCGACCGAACCGTGTACTCCCCGGACGCCATTGCCAACGCCATATCCTCGAACAGACCAGCCTTGTCATCGTCCTTGCGGTTCGCCCAACCGGCCTTGCGTGTCTTCCTCCGTGAACCGATCTCCGCCACTTCGCGGAAGTAGATGTTGCCGTAACACCGCGTCTCCATTACTTCCTTCCCGAACGGGCCAGACACGCCACTGTCCTCCCAGCCGAGCATTGCATTCCGCAACCAGATGCACAGGCCGATGACGTTCCTCGCGAAGGTGATCGACTGCATCCCGCGAATCGTGTACTCACCCACCTGTTCGCCCGTCCGGTCGTCGATGATCGAAGCAACTGAGTTCGATGAGTACGCTCCATCGCCACCCACGGCGATGTCACAGCCCACGGAGAACGGTCCCAGCGGTGCGGAACCGTCGAGTCCCGGCTTGAACCACAGCTTGAGCGGTCCATCGTTGCGGGATATCAGACCCTTCATTCCCAGCGTCTCAGAGTCGAAGATCGGTTTCCCCTGCCAGACTGGTGGGCGAACGTCCCGGTGCATCACTGTATCCAGCAGTTCGGTATCGAACAGCTTGCCCACTGCTCCGCGCGGGTCCATGTCCAGTTCCCGGGCGATGAAACGTGGAGTCGCACCGGGAAGCAGGCAATGAGCGTCATACCACGGAGACCTGAATTTCCCCTCGATCTTGTGCCCACGTCGCTCGATCGACTTCAGCTCTCGCTCGTGACTGGCGATGTACACGCGGACATTGTCCGCTTCTTCCGGTCGAATCGCCTCCGCTGCCCCGTCCTTGAATACGTAGGCATTCCTTGAGTGTTCCGGGTTGTCCTTCCAATCCAGCTTGATGACTCGCCTGTTCTCAGGGTCGGTGGCTGATTCATAGAAAACGCCCGAATCCAGGCCGAACGTACTCACGAGGAAGGTGCAGTTTGAGACATGGGAGACCGAGGACATGACTTTGAAGTCTTTGGAGCCTGCTACGAACTCCTCGGAACCGGGTTCGTCGAATGCGAACATCGTGCAACGTCCACCACGGGCGACGTCACCAGTCGCCGAATACCCGGAGAACAATGACCCATTTGGGAAGGCGATCGTATGCTCTGTCAGGTTTCGCTTGTATTCCTCTGGCAGGAACCAGCACGGTAACCGATCGGCCATCCATGCGAGCTTGTGCATTACCGCCGACGAATCAGTGCGGGAGTCGACCAGTTCTTCGTTTCGCGTGACCAGGCCACCAGCGAATCCAGAGTCACGTAACGCCCGGCGAAGCATGACCCCCAGGTAGAGGTACGTCCCGCCTTGTGCCCGTGACTTCGGGACGGTCAGCGAAATGGGATGCTCGTTCTCAGTCGCTTCGTCGATCGTCTCATCCATTCGGAGGATCACCGGGTCTTGATGGACCCACGTTACAAAAGGTTTTGTCTTGACCTTCGCACGCGGTTCGTACACCCAGAGCACAGCGTTGAACCAGAATATCGGATCATCCATGCAGCATTGAAAGAACGCCTCGCGGAACCGTTTGTCTGTCAGACCTCGGTCGCGGCATCTGATTCGCCATTCGATGTTGGCGATCGGGTCTTTGGGAAAGAATAGCCCGTCCATTGCGATTCCTGATGTGTGAAAACCCGACTGCCGGGGAGGATGAGCCACAGCAGCCGGGCCGAGTCGTGATAGGATCACCCCCTCTCGGAAGGAATCACCTCACTCTCTGACGGTCCCCGGGGTAGCGACCCGGTGGCGTACTCACGATTGGTTTCAGGTCAAACAGCTTCAACACACCTCCCAGTTCTACCCCCTGATACCTGCCCGCCAGCCGACCATGCTTCACGGCAATGAACAGGGGAATTCCTTCCACTCCGAGTGCCGTCACAGTCGTGCAGTGCTTGTCACAATCGACGTCGATAATCGTCCAGCCTGCACGCTGCATGGGCCTGACAATTTGACGCTTAGCGACACGGCACGGTGCGCACCACGTTGCCGAGAAGCACACCACGCCCGTCTGAGGCAGGTTGTCGAGAGAGTAGTCTGGCTGCTGGCAGAAGAGTGCGAGTGTGAGTGCGAGAGTCGAGAACATTAGACGTCCTTAGATGCGAGTTGTGCGGCCTGCTGTGCGGCACGGGTTGGGTAAGCATGTCCACCGGACAATTGATATTCAACAGCCGACATCGTACTCCCCGGTCGCCAGATGTCGCCCACGAATCGACTGAACGTGATGATGTCGCCCACCATGTCACGCCTGCTGCCGTCGATGTGTAGTGTGACTTCCTGTCCCCTGCTGAGTAGCTTTTCCAGTGACTCTGTCGACTTCTGTCCGGCCAGGGTTTCACTCTCCAGTGCCCAGCAGTCCTTCAGACGAATCGCCAGACGGCGGTTAATGTCGACTTCGACAGTGTCACCGTCGATCACCCGCGAGATGGTGGCTTGAGTCGTCCAGCCGATTGGTGGTGCTGACATCAGTTGGCCCCTTACTCATTCGGCTTGAGGTAGTCTTCGACCCTGCCAAGTCCCATCTCGACCGTCGTATCCGTGTCTGTGTCCTTGTCCTGACCGGCCAACCAGTTGCCGAGAAGCACGCCCCCAACGCCCAACCCGGCACCGAGGAGACCTGTCGCCAGCAGCTTCCCAAATGTGGAAGCACCCTTCGACTCCTGCTGCGAAGTGTAGTGGTTGTGGATTTCGTTACCGACAGATAGATCACCCATGTCGTCTTCGCCCATGTCGGCTCCTGTCTCGGCAACCATGCCCTTGACCTGCTTCTGCACAATGTGATTCTGCCGACGAATCTTATCGAGCATCATCGCGTC